TGTTGATGCCGTCGCCCTCGCGAGCACGCGCGTTGGTGTTCGCGCTGACGATCGTCGTGTCGGCCAGGATGTCGCGGAACGGCTCCTGACCGACGAACAGCACAAAATATTCCCTGCCATTCGTCAGTTTGTAAGGCCGAATGCGCGGGTTGGCCTTTTTCGCGATGCGCTTGATCTTGGTCAGGATCGAAGCCGACAACGGCATGGCGTTGATGTTTGCGCACGACGACGCGAACACGCCGGTGTTGTTGCTCTTGTTGGTACCGAACAGGATGCGATCGGTATTGTTGACTGTCCACAAATTGCGGTCGCTCGCAGCGGCGGAATCCATATAGATGCCGTTGACCCGCTGACCGAACGACGTGCCCAACGCGGCAGGCGCACTCTCCGACGGCACCGCATACAGGGCGTCGATGATCTCGTCGCGCTGGAGCTCCTTGCCCCAGTCCGACAGCATCGGCTTGGCCTCGGCGAACAGGTCCACCGAGGATTTCTGCTCTTCCGCATTGGAGATCTTGACGGCATTGCGCGCCCAGTCGATCCACATGCGCATGCCGTAGTTGTCGAGCGACTCCTCGTTTCCGACCAGGGCGCCGGTCGACATCGCCTGGCTCTTGAGACGAGCGATCAGCGGGATATTGATCTGCTCGCCGCCCTTCTTGAGTTCGGTGAACGACCGGATGATCGAATTGACGGCCGATCCCATGTAGGGCGAGAACAGGTTCTCGCGGATGTATTCGCGGCAGATCTGCCGGCGAAACTGGATTAGTTTATTATTCTGTTGGACGGTAGTGGAAGCCATTGGCTATCTCCCCAACGGCTGCCGCGCTTTTCGGTCAGCCGTTGCCATTCATGGCGTAATTGAAGATCGCCTCGTCGGTATTGTCGGCCGCGCCGAGGAGCTCGTTGCTGGTGCTCCCACCGCGCGCCCGGTTAAGCGACGGAGGCAATCGGGTGATGTTGCGCGGGGCACCTTGAGGCCCGCCGTCTCTCTGCTCGCGCCAGCGAGCAACTGCTGCCTTGACCATGTCCGGATCGTTGAGAAACTCTTCACGCTGCCGCTCGCGATACGCCACGGGATCATTCCCGATATCTCGGAGAATGGTCTGTTCGCGGTGCCACCGCATCAGCGCCTTGCCCGGATTGGGCGAGGTGTAGATGCGGTTGCCGATCGCTCGGTCGACAGCGTTGTTGGCGTCCAGTTTTCGCAGGCTCTCGTACGCCGCCTCGAATTCCTTGCCCACGGTTTCGTGGGTTTCCTGGAATGTCTCTTCAATGCGCCGCATCGTGTAGCGCTGCTCCATCTGCGCCACGACGTACCGCTCGTACCCGTCGGGATCGAGCACCGGATCCGGTTTTGCCGGCGCCGGTGGAGGTTCCTGCCGTTGCTGTGGTTGCTGCGCGGCCAACAGACGATCGAACCGCGCATTGATCGCAGCAATTTCCTCGCGCGCCGCTTTGGAAGCAGCTTCCGCCGCTTGCCGCTGCTTGCGCTCGGACAGCATGGCCGCGCGCAGCCCTCTGGCGTCGCGCGGTTCCTCGGGCTCGGTCTGCTCCTCGGGCTCCTCGCCCGGTTCATCGACCTCTGCGGGCTCTTCAGGCTCGTCACCGGGCTTTTTCGGCCCGTCACCCTCGGGCGCGGCGGCCTCCTCGGCCTCCTCGTCCTCGGATATGTGCTGCCCTTCCGGCCCGTCGCCCATCTCCTCGAGGGAACGGTCGGTATTGTCGAAATCAGGCTCTTCATCGTCGAATGCCGCAGCGTGTAGCTCCTTGTCGGTATTCGCGACGCCGCCTTGGTCTATTGGGGACATGGTTGGTTTCTTTCTGGGACGAAACGCCCGCTTTTTCCCGCGTGCGACTTGGGCGCCCGATAACCCGCGGCGGCCGGATGTCCGCACCCTAGCCGCGGCGTCAGCGCGAGCCGGCAGTTGTGCACGGGTTTTTACGGCCCCACTACATTTTGGTGTTTAGGTACGGCCAGACACAACATCTTGTGTTCATTGAGAAAAATGCCGTTGTTCAAAATTTAGCTGTGGCGATCGGAAGATACCTCCGACTAGACTCGCAGAAACAGCGAGGAAAACAGCCACATGCGTACCGCGTTCACAGCACTTCTCGCCGCCTTCATGCTCACCGCCCCGGCCGCCGCCGATACTTATTTCACCCTCGAAACGACCTTGACCGCCTCGCCTAACGTCATCCAGGTGGGGGATCGAGCCACATTCACGCTGACCGTAACATTGGTGGCAGACCCGGTCGCCGCTTCAGAAGGAGTGATCATTTTAGGGTCCGCGACGGGCGGGTTTGCAAATATTTATGATGGCCTTAGCGGCGCATTAATTGGTGGCGGACCTATCCTCGGTCCAAGTGTTCCCGGTCTGCCCTATGTTCAAGAGCTTAAGTCCGCCCCATACCAAACTCCGGGGGACTTTTTTGCCACTGTTAGCGGAGATATGGAGGTTTCCATAACCTGTTCGCGGGACGCCGCGTCCTGCCCCCGACTGGCTAACCCAGAGGGTAATTTCAATCCAGCGGACACCTTCGGATATTTCAGCGCGTCCACCTCCATATCAGTCGTTCCCGGTCCCATCCTTGGCACGGGCCTCCCCGGCCTCATTCTCGTCAGCGGCGGAATGCTCGGATGGTGGCGGCGAAACCGGAAAGAAGCTAGATGCCAGTAATCCTCCAATGCGCCGTAGCGGCATTGTATCTCACCCTGAGATGAAGAGCGCCGCCTCCTCCGGTAACGTTTGCGCCGAATGCCGTACATGCACTGTCGGAACAGTTAGAGGCTAGACCATCTACAATATCATACTCCATACCGTCCTGAACGGAATAGTTGCCATCTGACCCGACATTTCCGGGTAGACTTGAAAATGTTCGGGACAGGCCATTGGCCAATCCTGATGTATACCCAGCAGGAAGATTAGGAGTGTTACAGCCGATGAGCGTAATGCCAGTTATCCCGCCTGGATTTGTCGGAACCACCCAATCATCACCAGTGTGAACTGTGATTTGTCCAACCATATGCTGAGAATTGTTTACGCGATAAGACCCAAAATTTCCGAAGCCAGACAAAGAAATTGTGCCGCCGCCGGATGCTGCGCCGCCGCCAGTGCCGCCCGTATAACTGACTGTCGTTCCACTCACGGTCACATTAAATGTGCCGTTTGCCTGCGTCACGTTTAAGCCGGAGACTGTGGCCTGCGTTCCGCTGGGAAACGACGGAGTTGTGGCCAACGTCAGAACAACAGCACCAGTCCCGGAATTGTATGTGTACGAATTGACCGCAAATCTGTCTGTGGAAGAGTTACCGACTATTATCGTATTTGCCGATACACCGCTTCCCGTCACTTTCATCCCTAAACCAATCCCGACCCCCGCCGTCAGAGTGCTGAAGTTTAATATTACACCAGCCCCTCCAGCACTATTGCTGATCGATGCGCCTGCGTCGGTGACGTTATCGGCGTGCTTTCTGCCAAAGCATCCCAACAAAATACATTCATTGGTTCCGCCGGGTGTAAAGTACCACTGAGCCCCATACGTAACACTTGACGGAAGACAGCCCATAAACGTACAGCCAGACAGCCCAGTATCAATATAAATTCCATACTGAGCGGTATATGTCTTCGCAGAGGTGATTGGGTCAACCGCTTCGCCGACCGCTGAACTGCCACCACAGTTGATGAAACTGCAAGAAGATGCGCCTGTGACATATCCTATGGTGAAATTACCTTCTGTTGTAATTGAAACCAATGACGTGCAAACAATGTTCTGCTTGAAGCGCGAAACGCAGGGCACAGGTGATGAAACCACCGAGTTGCGGTTAATTCGATATTTGCCCGCGAACCCCAGACCAAGCCCGCTATCGTTTACAGCTCCACCCCCAGACGGGGAACCAACCTGTCCAGTTGGGCCTGTGTAGGTGATGGTCGTTCCACTCGCAGCGATCGTATTAGCTGTAATATTAAGTCCGGCAATGTTCAACCCGGAGACTGTAATCTGGTCTCCTGGGTTTATGATTGTAGACACAGTCATCGTCAATGTTACAAGTCCAGTGCCGGAGTTGTATGTATAGGAAGCAACGGCGGAATTTGAATTGCCATTAGCCGTAACCTGGGCACAGCTTCCGCTGAACGGCACTAGGACCCAATCGGCTAGCGTCGTAAGACCAGACATGAAGATTTCACAGCCTGGAATAAACATGGGCTGAGAATTTTGGCCTATAGTTCCACCCACCGTTAGGACATAACTGTTAGCTCCTGATGCTACCGTGCAGGCGCTGGCCCAACCCGCCAACACCCCCATGATCCAGGCAGTGTTGCATTGTTCTATTCCGCATCCGCTGATGGTTGCAGAATTTGACCCATAAAATTGAATAGCAGCCTGATAGGGTGCCCCACTTCTCCAGCCTTCGATATTAAAATGAAACCCCATAATGCCAAAACTGCCGGTGCTTCCAATCACAGGATCAAAATTCGTTCCTCCGGTGCAATTATTTAAGCTAGTTTGAAAGACATTATAACCAGAATAAACATTGATCATACCGCCGAAATTGAGATTATTCATTGTCAAGCTGGTGTTGTTTATACGTAATGCTCCTGATCCAATTACAGAACTGGTATTACTAATGCTTAGATTTGAAATTTCTTCCACGCTGTTGGAGCCATCATCGCCGCAGTCAAAAACAAACCCATTTGGTAAATTACCAAAAATGGAAGAGGACCAGCGTCCAGCGCCGCGAATGACTCCACTCGTAAAATTAGAACCAATGTTGGTGTTTTTAAGTGAAATTGTACCCATGACTTTGTAAGCCCCTGGCGGGAAAAACACTATGGCGCTTTTGTTCAGGGTGGAGTACGCCGCATCGATAGCCGCCTGGATTGCCGACGTATCATCGTGGGTGAAATTGCCCAGCGCGCCAAAGTCTTTGACGTTGAAAACATCAGACCAGCGATCGGCCGGCGTCCGTGTGACGGACAAGCTGGCATTTACCGTATTGGTAGACTTGAACAGAACATTCTCGAACGGGACGGTCGTCATGACGTGATCACCTGATTGCCAAGATCATCCACGACAAAGTTCCCAACATCGTCAATGACAGTTAACCCTGAAGGCGCCCCTGCTGGTACCCAGCCGAAATACCCGCCCCCGCGCATCAGCAACAGATACAACATGGCATCGCTCCATCATGGCCCATCAACTTGTTATCAACCATTATCCCCACGCAGAATATCCGGTAGGCGGAGTAAATGTGAAACTGGTGGTTTTTAGTTGATATACCCCGCTATTCGCAGCGCCAATCCCATATATAGTCAACATGGGACGCTCCCCAATTCTTGCCCCACCACCGGTATTCCCTGTTCCCGAAGCCCCAGAAGTCGGGTCTCCACCAAGAAACCAAACATTATTCAGTGACATATAATAAAATTGATTATCAAAATCAGAAGCATAAGCTATTGTGTCGCCATCGGCTAAAGCAAAAGCCGACCCTAAATTGTTTCCGTTCCAGCCGTTAGATTGTGAATTGCCATTAAACATAGTAACCGCCTGACTGTTAGGTAATATGCTAGAATCCATGGGGGCGCCGTTAGCTGTTGTGTCATCCATCACGCCAAAAATCTGGACTGCAATAGCCGGAGCCGTCAATACTTTGATCTCAAAATAATACTTTCCAGGAGCAGAATGCGCTTGCGCCCCTCTGACGGTGGAATAACTGCTAACTGTGTTAGAAACGGTGTCGTTGGTAATAGTGGTCGTGCTCAAGACAAGATTTGTTCCATGATCTCCCCATACACTTCCGCCGCCGCCGCCTCCAGCTGTTGGATACCCTCCGACTCCTGTCGTCAGTAATGGCATGTCATGCTGCCTTGAAACCGACAGCGGACACTTTGGTACTCGCGCCGGTCGTAACATTGGCGCAGAAGATCGCCGTGTTGGCAGTTGGTTGACGCAGTGGAACCGGCAGTGTGATGACGCCCCCGCCATAAACCGGCGCAGCCGGGATCGTCAAAAGCGTAGTACCGCCCGATCCATCTTGGATGACAACATCGGTTCCGACCGTGGCATGAGAATTCGAGACGATGATCGTGGTGATATAATTACGCAAAGACACACCCGGCGCGGCAACCAATGATGTCGTAGTGGTTCCGGTCATCGCTGTGGTGATCGCGCCTTGAACGATGTTGGCGGGCGCGGCAAGCTGCGTTGTCAATGCCGACTGATCGCTCGCAATCGCAATCGGCACCGAGGCGCTCATGGTTGTCTGGCCGAGCGTGCCGATCTGCGACGTGCTGATCTTGATCCCGGTCGCGTCAGACAGTATCGCGCCGCCCACATCGTTGAGGCCGACGCGCTGGATCTGTTTTGTCTCGGCGTCCTCCGAGATCGAGTAGGTCGCGACGTTTGCGCCGGTGCCTGGAGTGACCTTAACGTCTGCGGTTGTCATTGTTCTGTCCTCACGGATAAGTCAGTGCCAGCAGCAAGCCCATCGGCTGCCCGGTCGTTCCACCACCACCGCCACCACCTGAACCGACAAAGCTCACGATCGCTGCGCCGGTCGCCGACAGCGTGGTCCCGGCGAGCTCGGCGCCGACGAAACTCACCGTCGCCTGGCCGCGCGAAAACAGGATCGCCTGGCCGGGCGGAAGATTGATCCTGCTGCCGCCGTTGATCGACGGCGTCCATATGTCGATGCCGATCCCGATGATCGCCATGCATCATCAGCTTTCCACGATGGTTGAGCCGGCCTTGACGATCGGCGTCACGCCCGCCCCTACGACGATGTTGGGGGTGAGCGTCCCGCTGTAGAGAATTTTGGTCGCGCCCGAAACTGCCACTCCCACCGAGGCAAATGTTGCCGTCCCACCGGTGCCGCTTGCATAGGCGGCAAACGTGATATCCGCGGCCGGGCTTACGCTGGCGCCCGTTACGGTCCATCCAACAGCCGAGCGCGCCACCGTGATGCGAGCATACGGGCTGTAGGAAATCTCGTTGGTGGACTGCGTGCCGCCGACGCCGGGATCTGCCGTGTGCAGCGCCACAAACAGGTTTGTCAACGGCGAGGTGGCCGTGTTGTCCGCGATGTTCGCGATGCCCGTCCCCTGGAAGACAAGCTTGAGCCAATCTCCGTCGAAAACAGTGGACTTACCCATGGCATCACCTATTATCAAATGTGGTTGAGTTGAGAGAAGGGGGCGGCTGATGGCGATGCCACGAGATACTAGACCGATAAAGCCTCACCCGGCTGTCGATCTGACAAATGTCCAGACCATGCGCACTTATGGGCATGTGGGACCGCACGTAGCCGTTACATGTCCGGATTGCCAATCTGTCCGTTGGGTACCGTGCAGCGTGTTTCGACATCAAGTAGTTACGCCGAATTACACAGGTGCATGTAGACCATGCTGGACTGCACGGCCTAAACTGTTGAAGACCCGCACGCGACGAAATCCGACTGGGCGTCGTGTCGATGACAAGGGCTACATGAGACTTGGCAAAAATGCCATTTCTGATGCGGACTTGCCGATGTGGTCGAAAATGAAAGGTACCGCTGGTAGTATTCATGAGCATCGCTGGGTGATGGCGAAGCACCTCGGTCGCGCACTCACCAGTAGTGAAATGGTCGACCACATGAATGGGAACAAAACGGACAACCGGATTGAGAACTTGCGCCTCTACGTCCGCGGCAAGCAACAGCCCGGCTCTGCTCCCGGCCACGGCACCTACTACCACGAATGGCAGATGGCACTCCGGCGAGTTGCCGAGATTGAAGGCGCGATCAACGGCCATCTGAGTTTGCCTTTCTAGTCACCAGACAGCCACGATGTTTGTTGCGGTCGTGCCGGCGGACAACACGCGATCGACCTGCACCGGAAGCAGAAGCCCAGCCGGGCAAGCGAAAAACGTCACGTTGTTGCCGGCGATCATTCGCACCGCCAAGTCGCCCTGACCTCCAACATAGAGCGCCCGCGTCGGCGCGATGTTGGTTGTGTCGTTTTTGGTGATCGCCGCGGCATTGCCCGCCGCAAACGTTGCCGTGTTTTCACCTGCCATGGTGATCTCCGTTATTTTGAATTCGTAACGGTCGAGCCGGCCGTCGTGATTTGCGGCAGGGCGCGGCCATCGGCGAACGTGATTGTGCCGTTGCCGTAGCTGATCAAGCCTTCACAGTTTTGCGCCGTTCCATTGACCAAAGTGAATTTCTCCGAGTTTGGTCCCTGGGCCGGCCAAACGATCGTTGCCGGGTCGCTGCCCTTTTGCGTGTAGATAACTTTGGCCATGGTCATCTAGCCTCTGGTTGGAACGGAAGAGGGTATTGCTGCTGGCTCGCCGCGCCGCCACCGAGCATGCCGGCTATGCCGTATTTCCGCATGATCTCGATCATCTTCGGATCGAACACGACGTAGTTGCTGGTCTGCCCCTCGCCGGATTTTGCGTCGGCAAGCGCGCGAGCCTCTTCGCGGGTCTTAAACGTGGCGTGCGTCTCGCCGCCAGGTCCCTGAACATGATAGAGGTTTTCGTCCGGACGCAACTCAGTGCGGACGCTGAATTGCGGGCCTGCGCGCGATCCCTGGTCGAGGTACCGGATGCCGGGGATGCCGGCCTCTTCGTGCAGAATTCTATGCGCAACTTCTGGCGCACCCAATTTCTGAACCAACTGCCCGCCGGTCACATCGCGACCGCCAATTGTGTCCGTAGCAATCCTCGGCAATTTGCTCTGTATATGCGGCTGCTCGCTCAGCGGCTTATCCCAGTCTAGGAACTGCTCCGGGTGCGCCCCGATGTTTACCTCGTACATGTGGCCTTTAATGGGTGCTGGCGTAATCTTCGGAATGTTTCCTCGGTTTAATAAATTTAACGCTTCCGTAAGCATCTGGCGTTCCTGATCATTAGTCGGAACTTCCTTCATCAATGTGTTGCGTGCCGCAGCAATATCGCCACCATGCTCATCCACTAATTCAGCTACGGCGTGCGGCACGCTGTTTGGATTAAGAGGTTCATCACCTACTAATTTTCTTTTTCCAGATAAAGCATCCCGATATTGTTTTGCGACTGCCTCATTCTCGGCCATGTAGAGCCCATGCCCGTAGGCCTGCGCGCCCTCGCCGGTCCCGATCTTCGACAGGTCGAACTGGGTGAAGTCGTGCGGCGAGCCGTGGTACGCGCGGATACCGGCTCGCTCTGCCGCCTCTGCGCCAGTTTCAGCCGCGGCATTGAGCGCGCCCTTCGCGCCTGCACCCAGTACACCGGCGGCAAGCTTCGCCGCGCCGCCCACCGGCAGCATGCTGCCGATGTCAAGCGCCGCAAACGGCACCGGGTTCATCCCGGTCGTCGGCAGCACCTTGCCGGGCTGCGTGATCCCCTGCTGCATGGCGTTGCTGCGCTCGAGAATCTCGCGGTCGGTCGGGTCGAGATCCATCCAGTACGGCCGCGCCTGCTGCACGACGTTGCCGGCCGCCTCGCGCAGCGCCATGATCGGGTCTTGTGGCTGCGGCACAGTCTGCCCAGGCTTCGGCACCGCCCACGGATCGTGGTCGACCGGAACCGCAAGGATTGTGCCAAGGTCATCAGCCACGGCGGATAATTCTCACAAATTTGCCCGGACGCTGTGGATCGTGGGCGTAGTGGTTGCCGTCAGGCGCCAGCATGGCACCGTGGATCGGCGGCGCAGGCGACGGCATAACGGGCTGCGGTTGCGGCTCTGGCGCCTGCTGTTGCGCCGCGCCTTGCTGCTCAGGCATCGAGCCCTGCGCGCCCTGGTTCGGCGACAACAGCCCCTGCAGCGTCGTGATGTTCTCCCGCATCGTCTCGTGCACGTTGCTGTGAGCCTCGGTCGCGCTCTTGGTCGCATCCGCACCGGCCTTTTGCGCCTGGGCAACCTTCTGCAGCGTCGACGCCTTGCGCTCGTCCACATGTGCCAGCGTGCCTTGGATCCGCGCCTGCTCGTGCGCGACCTGCAACTGCGCGAGCTGCTGCTGGATCTGCGCCATCTGCGCCGCCTGCGGGTTGTTCTGCGCTGCCTGCAGTTTCTGCATGATGCTCGCCTTCACGCTCGACTGCAGCGGTGCGAGCTCGACGAACACGTCCGGCGGGATCTGCATGCCGGCCTGCGCCATGCCCAGCAGAATATCGAAACTGTCGGCCATCATGTTCACAACGTCCGGGCCCTCGTCGAGGATGATGTCCACGTCGATCTGGCCGACCGCATTGACCACCACCGGAATGCCGCGCTGGTCTACGTCGACACCGTTGATCTGGATGAACTGCGCCAGCCCCTGATCGTCGTTGACCCTGATCCAGCGCTCCGCCGTCCAGAACCGCGTGATCGCAAACCAGATCGCGCGATAAACCCGCAGCTTGAAATTGCGATAGCTGATCACAAACGGCCCGAGCTCGGCCGTCGCGCCCTGCTGCAGCAGGTTGATCGCGCGGCCCGACAGGTTCTTCGGCATTTCGCCCTGTCCCACGCTCGGCGTGACGTTGGCGATCCGCTCGATCTCCTGCTTGGCCTCCTGCAGGAAGCTCAACTGTGCTGCCAGATCCGCCTGCGTGTCGTCAGGCTTGGCCTGCTTGTTCGGGTTGACCTCGAGCACGCCGTCCGGCCGCGCCCATTCGCGCCGCGCCGTCTCGACATCATTGACCGCGCCGCGCTCCAGGATCAGCCGCCGGCTATTGCTGATGTGCAACGCCTTCGATCGCCGCTGGTTGATCTCGTCCTGCGCGCCCTGCATGTCCCGCACAAAACCGTGCCGATCGGCGTCATGGTCGACCGACGCCGAGAACATGATGAACCGAGAGATGGTGTGGCCGTCCTGATTGACGAATGGAGAGATATCGCCGTCAATCCATATCTCTCCGACGTAGAAGCACCAATACCACTTGCCGTCCTCGATATACCAATGTTCCACTAACCTCAAACGCCGCTCGGTAACCAATATCCACTTGTATTCATTGTCCGCATTCGTCGTCATGTCCGAGCCGGTGTTGATGATCCCCGAGATCAGCTCCTCCTGATCGGGAAACATCTCGATCGCCTCGTTCTCGTCAATCCACTTTCCCAGCCCCATGAAGCGGCAGTCGGAAAAGTCGTCAGAGCGCGACCGCGGGTCGTAGAAAAAGTCCTCGTTGTAGATCACTTCCAACGAAACGTCCGGGTCCTGGTGGTCGCCCTTCTTGAGCTCGAGCGCGACGCCGCCCAGGCCCTCGATCGCGGCCTTGCGGCACACTTCGCTGGACATCATCTGCCAGGCCACGCCGTCGAGCACCGCACGGATCGACTGGGTGGCGACCGTCGCGCCGCTCTCGTTGCGCGGATTGCGCGGGTAGGCTTTCGGGTCCTGGCGTAACCTTTCCACCAACCCCACGATACCGTTGATCTTCGGCGCTACGCGGTTGTACGTAATGATCGGCTGTCGCCGGTCCCGCAGCGCCTTCACCGCCTCGGCCGACCACTGTGCGCCATGGTAATACCGGCGCGCGATCTTCTGCTCCTCGATCTCGGGCTGTTTGGTACCGAGGTAGTCGAGATACTGCCGGCGCAGTTTGGAAACATCGGCCTGCTGGCCCGGCTGCCGCCGGTCTGGCGGCACCATCCGGCGCGTGACGCTGTCCCCGCCGCCGAGCGTCGACGACGTGCTGCTGTCGTTGTCATAGAAGCCGTAGGCGGTCGGCGCCGTCTGTGCCATGGCCGCACGCTAGCCCGTTTCAAGGCGCCCCACGGCAGTTGTGCACGGGTTTTTGCGCCCCAGGTGGCCGTTCCTTGCCTTGCCACGCCAGGCCCGGCCTTGCCTCGCAGCGCCCAGCCTCGCCTTGCTAGGGCTTTGTATCGTACACGGTGGCGAGTCTCCGTTCCGACCACTCGTTCAACAGCATCGCCAATTCAATTTTATTGGACGGCGGCTTGAACTCGGGCAAGGCAACGACCGCCTCGGCCATTTCCATCGCGATCCGCAGCGGCAGCGCCGCCATGATCAGCGCAAGGTCGGTCAGCGCGTCGCGCGACTGCACGGTGGCGAGCGTCGCGGTGCTCTGCTCGGTCGCCCGCCGGTGCTGGGCGATCGTGTCCTCGATCTCGTCGAGGTCACGATACTTGGCGACGACCTCACGATCGCGGTCAATCAGGCGCTTCGGCGCGAACTCGCTAACCGCGTCTGTCATCCCTGTTTCTCCTCGTTGGTGTCGATCACGCGGAATTTTGTGCGCAGCCGCTCGGCCACCAATGCCCGCCGTTGCCGCGCGATCTGCTCGGCCGTCTCCGCAATGTACGGCCCAAAATGGGTCAGGATATATTCGCGCTGGACCTCTTCCCTGAAGCGACGCAGGCCCTTGTCCTGTGCGAGGATCATTTGCGCTTCAATCATGGCCTTGATGTCGTCGTCCATCACAGCACCTCAGCCTTGTCTGGCGGCGGAACCGATTTCCAGACCCCCGATTTCCAGACCCAATATCCTATCTTTCGCCACTCCCACTCGTATTGACCGTCACCGTGTTGAACGTCACTTATTGCGCGCGTCCGCGGGTGGTCGTGCGTCATTCGCTTGCCGTCAAACGGACCCCCACAACACTCCCCAGTATGATCATTCCATGGCTCCCCCCTCCGCTTCCCGACCTTTCGCAACATCTTCGCAGTTTCCCGATCCATCACAGCACCTGTATGCTGACCGAGCTCGACCGGTCGCTTTCCTCGTCCTCGTCGCGGTAGCCGTCGCGCGGCGCCTCGGGCACCGGATGAACGGGCAGCCACGGCCGCGACGAGCAGCCATAACGCCACGCATCCGCGCAGTGATCGTCCGAGTTGGTGTCGAGATCCTCGACCACCTGCGAGTCATGCTGCAGCACCGGGATGGTTCGGATCGAGGCCACGCACGTCGAGAACACGTACAGCATCGGCTTGCCCACGGGCTTTCCCTTGCCGTCCAGCTTGCCCACCATGCGCGAGCGCATCTGATCCCAGCCCGACATCGGCCCGCGCTTGTCGTGCGTCCGCGGCACCCGCGTGTTGTCCGCCTCGTGAAACGGCACCAGGTTGGCGTTGATCAGCTCCATGTTGATCACCTCGGCGATCGGCGGGCCGCCATCCTGCCGGAAGGTGCTGGGATCAAGCACGCCATAAGCCAGTTTGGGATCGCGTGTTTCACGTGAGACAATGCCCTTGCCAACCTGGTCCGCCATCAGTTTCAAGCCCCTCGATCCGTCCTGTGCCGGATCCTGCGATCCGTACCATTCGCGGTAACAGACCAGCGCGCCGCGCGGCAGCACCTGCTTGGTCTTCGGGTGCTGCCAGTCGTCCTGCACCACCGCCCACCACACGATCGCGAACGGCGACGCAGATCCCCAGTCGGCCGATCGGAACCGCAGCCAGTCGTCGGGCAGCTCGACCGGCGGAATGACCATCCTGACGCTCCAGCAGTCGAAAAAGGCGCCCTCGACGATGTCCCAGTCGCCCATCAGCCACGCTTTGACGAGCGCTTCCGAGCCGAGCCCGCGCAGCCGCGCCGCATAGCCAGGATCGGCCTGCGTCAGGATGATATTGTCGGTCAGCCGCGCCGGCACGAACATGCGCGACATGCCGGTGGTCGGGTCGTCGATCACCTCGTAGCCGCCCGGCGCCGGATTGACGAAATACGACTTCACCCAATGATGGCCCGGCCCGCCCGGATTGGCCGCGGCGCGAATGCGCTTGGTCGCGACCTCGCCCTTTGCCGAGCGCAAGCGGCCTCGCAGATAGCGGTAGGCGCGGTCAGTCGCCCACTGCGTGAGCTCGTCCCATCCGATCCATGTGTATGCGTGCCCGATATAGCGCTGCCGATCGCGTTCCTGCTCGAGATACCTGAACCGCAAGTGCGCGCCGTTGCGCCATGTGTATGTTTTCTTCTGTTCGTTCCATTCTGCGCCGGTCTGCGGGTAAAGATCGTGCGCGCGGCCTATCAGTTCCTCGAGCTCGGGATACGTTCGCCTGAACAGCACGCCCTGCCACGCCTCTCCATAGGTCGGCACGTCGCGCAGGAAGTCGCCGAGCAGGTAGTCCGACTTGCCGCCGCCGGCCGCCCCGCCGTAGAACAGCTCGTTGCACCACGTTGCGTACATCGCCTCGCTTTGCGGGCCGGGCTGCGGCGCCCATACGCCGCGAGTTGCGCGCTCAATGCCGCTCATCGTCGACCCTTACCGATAGTTTTGTTCTCTGCATAAGCCGAAAGATCCTCAAGGCGATAGCGAACATTGGCAACAAGCTTCACGTAAGGCGGCCCAATTTTCTTAAATCGCCAGGTTTTCAAGCACGCTGCTGATACGCTTAAAAACTGGGCCGCCTCGTCGGACGTTAATAGCCGATAGGGTTCAATTAGAGACTTTGTCGCCCCGTTCTTCTTCCCGTTCTTCTGTTTGCTCATACCGAAGCACCCCAGCGTTTCCGTGGCACGATATAGTCGGTCGAGAGCCATTCACGTTGGCGGTTCGCGCGCCACGTCTCCAGATGGGCGCGCTGCTTACTGATCTTCATTCCCTCTGTTTGGCGGACGATCACGTACCCGAATTCATACACGAGCGCGCGCCGCGCCGGCGGCATGCGATCGATGTCCGCCATGATCTTAACCGAATTCGGGTCTGGATTGCTCACTCAAAGCACCCCAGCGTTGCCACGTCGCCGACGTAGCGCGTGTCCCAGTGCTTGCCCTTGCCGCAGGTGAAAGACGGATCGGGCGCCGGCGTCCAGAGCATCACCACGATCAGCAGCGCGATCGCCACCACCACGACAACTCCCACGTTGCCCGCCAGATGGTTCAGAAAGGCGCGCCAGCTGATCGCGATCACGAGTGCGCCTTTCCGTTGCCGTTGATCAGCTTCGGCTTGGGCGCGAGCTCGAGCCGGCGCCGCGCTTCCCACTCGGCGCGCGTTTCAGCCGGCGGGTGGTCGACGAACTGCACACCGACGTTGACGTTCACGTTCGGCGCATCGCTGGCGATGAACATGCCAACGTGCTTACCGAGCAGCTCGAGGCACTTGGCTGCAATGTTGGGGTCGTATTTGCGCTTGCCGGGCCGCTCGACGTTTGCGATAAGCCGCTCGAGCACCCATTCCTTTGAAATGCCGAGCTTTTTCGCTGCGTCCTCGTTTGCCTGCTGCTCGATTTGCAACGTCTCAGCCTCAATGTCGTGAATTCGTAGGGAAATATCCCTACGCTGTAGTAATTTCCAACCGGATTGACGATCTTCCCGTTTATAAACAAAGCGATAGCAGGCGCGAGAATTGCCCGCGTGCTGGCCGCGCACAAATGCCTGCGCAAACGCCTCGTGGCGTATGTTCTTCAACGCCGGCATTATTTTGCGGCGCCCTTCATGCGGTCGGCCTGTCGCTGGCTGATCGCGGCTGATTTTACCATCGCGTGCGCACGCTTCGCCACCTCGTGCTGGTCCTTGGCGTGCTTGCCGATGTCGCGCATGAGGTCCTTGTCGCCGTGGACCTCCTCGGCGCGCTGCAGCGTCCGCAGGCCGTCCTGGGCGCGGTAGCGGCGCTCGTCGGCGTCGCCGTCCTTGCCGCCGGCGGCGCGCTGCACCGAATAGCCGATCGCGACGGCTTGCTTCGGGTCTTTGCCTGAAGCAATTTCGCGCTTGATGTTCGTCTCGCGCGCCTTCTTCGACTTGCTCTTGATCAGCGGCATTGTCATACCCTTTCGTTAGGCCCAGCCCTTTTGCCGAACGTTCGCGGCGAGGCTTGGCGATATCTCGAATTCCACCTTTTTTGCTTCCCTTTTTTCTTCCACGCTAAGCCTCTTCTCGGCACCTTGCTCAGAGGTAGTAATAGTCTCTTTGTTAAGTGTGGCAGGTAGCGGCCATGCCCTGGCTATGCTTGTGCCATTTAACTTGTTGAATTTGCTATATCTTGCGAAGGCACCTTTTTTGCCCTTTTCGGACTGTTTTTGAGAATACAATTTCTGCGCGCGTAATTCCTGCTCACACCTTTTGTGAAAAAGAACGCCGTCGCGTGCTCGGAAAAATGCCCGCACATTTGTGGCGACGGCCATCCATTCGTCGAGGCCGACGCCGACGATCCGGGCGAGTGCACGGTCATTGTCTGGAAGGGGTTCCCGCTGCGCCATGTAGGCGTCGATAAGCCTGCGATAGGCACCGTCCTCAGCCAACGTGAGGTGGCGCGTATCGTGCGCGTAATCACCAATGTGCCAAGGATACCAGCGCAGGTTCATGCGACGCGCGCTCCCGCCCTATGGTAGCCCATGCGTGCGTGCTCTCGGCAGTATGGGCGGCCGCGGTAGACATCCGCCTCGTGCGCGCCGCAGAAATGAAATTCAGGGCTGCCGACATCGCCGATCGGCCACCTACAACTAAAGTCGGTGAGCTCCATCAGCGAGCACGGCCACGGCGGCTCAGGGGCGCGCTGTGGGACGTATTCCGCGGTGGGGGGCTGTCTGACAGCGGGCATTTTTCGGCGCGTCCTTGGTGTGTTTCTGGGCTTTGGCGGGCCATGCCGGGCTTGCTTCAGCGGGATACCGTTGCGGCGCGCCGCGCCGATGATCGCGTTCTTGCTGCAGCCCAGCTCGAGCCCGATATCGGACGCCGGCCAGCCGCGCCCCGCCAGCTTGCGCAGCGCCTCGAGCGGCTCGGGGTCGGACCAGTTCATACAGCCTGCACCGATGTTCGTTTGCCATTTGGGCGGCCCGCAGCTTTACGCTTCACCCGCATCTTGTCCCATTCGGCCAGAGTGCTCGGCAATTCGCCAAAATCCGTGGGAGAATTCTTCTCATCGAGCAGGAATTTTTCCAATTGCATGAATTTATCGAATGCCTCGCCTAGCTTTTTATCGCTGATCGAGTTACGGCTGTCGGGATGCAAAGCCCGCCGGATGATATTAAATGTCTCCTTGTCCATCAAACCCTTGCGCCGTTCGTAAAGCGTTTGGGCTTGCTCGATCTGTTCCTTCCAGTGCGGCAGGACGATTTCGTCAATTCGCTTCTTGATCTCATCGCGCACCCGCTGCTCGAATTGCGCTGCCTGCTGGTGTGCCTGCTGGCGCATCGCGGCATCGAGTTTCTGCTGTGCCGTCATCGACAATGTGGTCGGGTCAATATTGGCAACGGCTTCGCGTTTGATGTCGACGTGCTCAAGCGCCTGATTGACCGCGCGCTCGCCGAGGCCAACCTCCTCCGCAATCTCTGCTACAGTCAGGCCGGCATCCTTGAGTACAGCAACTCTTTCCTCGCGCTCGATCGCCTTTGGCAGGCGTTCAGAACGCGGGGCCTTGCCCTTGGGACGGCCGCCCTTTGGGCGCGGAGGTTTATCAGGTGTTGATAAACCCTCCAGATCGCCGCTAATAGTCGCTTGGCTCACGCCAAGTTGCGTGGCGATCTGCTCCATCGTGAAATTCTGCTTGTAGAGTTTCTCAGCTACGGACTTGCGCTGCGCTTTTCGGTCAGCCGTTGACAGGCTCGCCCACACGGCAAGCGGACAATCGCCGGGGCACGTTCTGTCCCCACCCATCGGGCATACGCATTTCATCTCGTTTTCTCCTTGTTACGCGGCACCATGCACGCGAGGAAAAAACCGGGGAGTTTCCTCCCCGGCCAGGACAATCAATCGCCGTTATTTTCCGTATGAACCTCTTCGCCGCCCACCGTATTCCGCCGCTGCTTGCGCGAAGCGTGATACCGGCGCAGGACAACACCAAGAGCCATGTTGATGACCGCCGGCTTTTCCTCGGCGACTTCCGTTGAGCCAATCTCCTTGGCTTTTGCCTGAATCATCTGACACGCAAAGCAGTTGTCGAATGAGAGCGATCCGGTGACAGCGTGTGCATCATAGGTCGCCCGCAAGAGCTTGCGGTATTGCTCACTCTCGTTGACCAGCATCCGATGAATGTCCTCCACAAGATCATTGAGGGTCCGCTCGGACTTGATATGCCGAGTCCAATCCTCGATATTCGCCGGGAGGGGTGGAGCGGGATCGCGTCTCAGACTTTGACTTTGGCTCACTTTTGCACTCCTACGTTCAATGCGGGGACACTATGCACCCGCTTCTTTAGGTCGGATTGGTCCGACCTATCTCGGTATTTCCATCACCGACTGCACTGCCCTGACCCACTCCTCGGCCGTCGCCGTGGCCGGCAGCCGTTGCGCCACGATCACCACGTAGGGATCGATCCTGCGGCAGGCGTGGACCACCGTCGTGTGGTCACGGCCGCCAAATCTCTGCCCGATCTGCGCGAGTGACATGCGCGTCAGCCGCCGCGCGAGCGCCATCCCAATCATTCGAGGCGTCGAGACAGACGGGCGCTTTATGTGCGACTCGATCTCGGCCCGACACAGGCCGAATTCGAGGCACACCGCGCGCTTGATCTGCTCGACGACCAGCACGAAATCCTCAATGGTTCAGCCGGCGTTCACTACTTCGAGGTTGGTGAAATCCGATGCGGTGACGACGCCGCCGGTGAATTTCTCGATATTCCGGATCGTGTCCCAGTCGGGACGCACGCGGCCGCGCCGTATCCGGCTCACCGTTGGGCGGGAGCGCCGGATGGCGGTTGCGACCTCGTCATCCGAGAGGTTTTTCTTTCGCATGTAGTCGGACAGGTGCATGGCCCGACTGTACGCCCGGCGCACAGCGCAAGTCAAGCCTTGTACGCCAGCCCGCATGGACGTACCGTCCGGCTCAGGTGCACCATATGTACATGGCAAGGCGCCCGGTTCGGCAACGCATCCAATATCAACCGACCTTCGTTCGCCCGTGGCGCGAACACCGAAATCTTACGCTGGAACGGCTCGCAGATCGGATAGGGATCACCCATGCGAGCCTTTCGCGGGTCGAGCGCGGCCTGCAACCCTACTCCCAGCCTATGCTGGAAGCCCTCGCAGAAGCCCTAGCGACGGATACCGCATCCCTGTTGATGCGCGATCCGTCCGATCCCGACGGCATCTGGTCAATTTGGGACCACGCAACGCCCGCCGAGCGCCGGATGATCGTGGATATTGCCAAGACGATCACCAAGACCGGCACCTGACCCTCCCCGACTGCCCTAGCAAATCAACGACTTAGCCGGACCACGAAAATATTTGTGCGTGGGGCGCACATTTCTCTGGACAACCATGTGCACCCGGTGTACACATGCTCCCACACCAACGGAGCACCACATGGCCCACGCCCCCACCCCGAATTCCGATGTCACCCACTACGCGGTCCTCTGCGCGCATCAAGGGCTCGGTTTCTTTGTCGAGCGCGATCTTGAAGCGAGTTGCTCGCGAGCAACCGTGATCGAAGACATCATCAACGGCAACGTCGTACACGTCATGAAGGTGTTCGCCTTCAATCCGGTGGAGCACACCGCCGACGACATCACCAGCGATATTGCGACCGAGATCGCAAGCCTTCTCAGCCCGGACGACATGATCCCCGGCGCGCTGATCGACTTCATCGAGGCCAACGCTGGCCTTGAGTACGCCCGCGGCCTCCGAGTTGAATGAGGACAAGATGAGCCGCATTAAACACGGACAGCGTTACACGCCGGAATATGGGATTTGGCGTTCAATGAAATGCCGATGCGAAAATCCAAATGACAAAAAATATTATCTTTACGGTGGTCGCGGTGTCTCGGTCGCACCTTCTTGGCGCAATGACTTCACTGCATTCATACGCGACATTGGTCCTCGACCGTCCCGCAAGCATTCGATCGATCGGATTGACACCAACGGAAATTATGAGCCTGGGAATGTACGATGGGCAACCATAACGCAGCAGAACAGGAACGCTCGATCGGTGCGTCGCATCTTTTATCACGGAAAGGAAATTCCCATTCCTGACGCTCTTGAACTTGCTGGCGCAGGAATTGCCAGAGGCACTTTCAGAGCCAGGATCAAATACGGATGGGATCTGATCGAAGCCATCGAAACGCCTCCTCTTTGGAAGCGTTCACGCGCCGCCGAATAACCCTGACAACCGGAGAAACTACCGTGAGCTACGAACCATTCGGCCGCCAGCCCAAGCCTGTCACTGTGACGATCAACGGCGATCCGGCAGACGTGTCTTTCTGGCTGGCCCTGCTGGCCGGAAAGGCCGAGTTCAGGGGTGACCAAGTCACTCGCGAGATTGGCGCCAAAACGTTTGGCGTCGGCCGCTTCACCATCTATCCACGCGCTGTGAACGAGTGAAACCATGAGCCTCGATCGTGAAGCTTCCGACCTGCTCGCGATATTCGCGCTGGTCATGTTTGTCGGCGCGCTGATGGTGCTGGCCCAGGTGCTCGCATGACCCAGAATGACATCGCGCTCGCCGATCATGTCGGCGAAATCATGGAACAGGTCATCATCAAGGGTGACCTGTCGAAACTGAGCCCGATCGAACGGGCGCAGTATTACACCCAGGTTTGCGAAAGCATCGGTCTCAATCCGCTGACCAAGCCGTTCGAGTACATGAAGCTCAGTGGCAAAGATGTTTTGTATGCCCGCAAGGACGCCACTGACCAGTTGCGCAAGAAATACGGCGTTTCGGTAATCGAGATGACCGAGGTTACCCGCGACGGCTTGATGATCGTGACCGTGAAAGTTCGCGACGCAAACGGCCGCACCGACATGGCAAAGGGCGTCGTCAGCCTGAAAGGACTGCAAGGCGACAACCTGGCCAACGCGATCATGAAAGCCGAGACAAAGGCAAAGCGTCGCGCCACACTATCGATCTGCGGCCTTGGGTTTCTCGACGAGACCGAGCTCGAAACGATCGCCGAATTGAAACAGCCGCGCGTGCTCAAGAAGGACCACCGCGCAGACTATCACGCGATCCAATTGGAGCTCGACGAGGTCATCAGCCAGCGCGGCCTGCAGGACTGGCGTACTGCAAACGCCGATCGCGTCGGTGCGCTGCCGCTGGATTGGCAGAAGCAGATCGACAAGCTGATCGAAGGCAAGTCGCAGGACATGGACCTCGGCCTACCGGTGCGCAACTGCGGCGAGATCCTCTCCGATCCTGGCCCACAGCGCCCGCAAGAGGAAACCGTTGTGTGGGATGACGATGTGGAGCTGACGGATGCGGACAATGCGGGGGATGCGCTTGGTCCCCGCCCCTGGCGCCGCGAGGCCGACACGACCGCGGAAGCATATACGGACTGGTGGGACAGCGTGATCCTGTCAGCCACGCCGTCAAAGCGCGCCGACATCTTGAAGATGTGGAACGATCAGAAAGACTTCCGCGACAAGATCGAGTGGACCGACGAACATCCGTTCTCCGCGCTCAAGAGGCGGGTGGTCGACGCGCTCGAACTTCTCAAAGCATCGACATGATCGTCATTTGCAAGCCGTTCTCCGTGATGACGCTAGCCGAGCTGCGCGCCGAGCACGCCAAATGGATGGAGGCGACGCGGTGCGGCGGCTGGGCCGCGAGTTACGAACCCGCGCACACGACGCGCGACACGCTGGCGACCTGGATCGACCGGCGGGAGCGGGAAACGAAAGGGGGGCGGCATGAAATAGCACGGCACGGGGAATGAGCCTTTCACCTTCAAACAAGGATATCCGAAATGAAACGTCTCACACTGGCGGCCATAGCGAGCGCGACGGCGCTGGCCTTCACCGCACCTGCCCAAGCCGACATCGTCCTTTTCGGCGCAGGCGACATCCTCGGCGCGTTTGTCGACGTTGGTGCGTCAGGGTTCGGTAACGTCCACCGGGCCTTGACTTTGCAGAACAACGGCATCGAGTTCGGCGCCCACCTGTTCGGCAACGCCTTGCAGGACGAGGCCATCGCCGGGGCTGACAAGGGCGGTACTCCCACCATCGGAGCGTTGGGCTGGAACTCGGGAGCTAACGTCGGCATCGGGTTCAACTCGAACCAGACCGGCAACTCCGGCATCACGCTCGACGCCATGCGGCTCACCATCTGGGACACCGCGGGCAATGCGGTGGGCTCGTTCGCGCTGGCGTCTTCGATCGACTTCAGCGCGGCCATTCTCGCCATCCAACAGGGAAACGGCAACGCCGTTTTCGACTTCGAGCTCGACGCTCAACAGAGGGCCGAGTTCAACACCATCCTGGGATTGGCTGGTTCGGCTAACTTCACGGTCGGGCTCAACGCCATCCTTGGCTGCGGTACTACTGCTGAAGGCCAGACCTTCGGGAGTGGGACCTGCATGTCGTCCAACGACGGAGCGGACAGTTTTGTCTTCTTCGCGCAATCAGCGGCGGCCGTACCCGGCCCGGTTGCTGGTGCCGGGTTACCTGGGCTGTTCGCGGCGTGTGCGGGCCTCTGGGCGTTCCAGCGGCGTCGGCGCGCGCTCAAGGCCTAATCCCAAAACGGCTCAGGCGACTCATCCCGCCTAAGCCGCCACGAGGCTCCGGCGGCTCCCTGTTGCCCTGCTGCCGGGGCCTCACCGTTCCCGTTGTTCAGGCGGCCACGGTGCCCCGTGCTCCCGTTTGAACGGCAACCCCGAGGCTCTGGAGCTCAGGGCTCCCCGCCCGCAACCGCCAGGGCCTCGGGGACCATATTTGGAGAATGCGGTGCTGGTTGCCGACACGCTCGTCCTGCGCCAACTGGAGGCAGAGGTGCTGCGCCTACGCACGGTCAACGCCGAGCTGCTCGCGGCGCTTGAAGATATCGCTTCCCGCGTAGATGAAGGCACGGAGCTTGGGCTGGAAATCAAGGCTTGCGCCGTCATCGCCCGGCTCAGGGCCAATGAGTAAGGCTGGAGGCACGTAAAATGACCGAAGTCGTCCTGCGGAAAACCAACATTGCCGGGCGACCTTGCCTCGTGTCGGTCGACGACGAGGGCGCCGACCTGTTGCACAAGCTGAAGGACGGCCGCGACGTTGGCTGCGAGGTGATACAGCGGAGAAACCCGCGGCACCATAGGTTATATTGGGCTGCGATAGAGTTCATTTCGATGCATTGCCCAATGTTTGCAGGCGTGCCGCGCGAAAAAATACACGTCGCACTAAAGCTCGCAACCGGCAGGGTTGACACATTTGTTGACGCGAGCAACGGCAAGGTTTGTTATGTGCCGCAGTCGACTTCGTTTGCGGCGATGTCTCAAACCGAATTCAACCTGTTTTTTGATGACGCGGTCCAAGTTATCAGCGAACGCTGGATGCCCGATGGCAGCACGCCCGAGGAAGTGCGGAAGGAGCTGATCGGGATGGTAGACGGACCTCACGCGCTACAGGAGCAACGAGCATGAGCGCCGGCCGCATATCTGCGATCTCGCCAGTCGGTTCATTGCTCAAAACGCTGCGCGAGAGCAAGCGTGGGCGCCGGCCCAAGCGCGAGCTCGCCGCGGGGCACCTCGCGCTGGTCCGCAGGCTGCCATGCATTTCGTGCGATAACGACAATGGCTGCGAGGCGGCACATCTGCGCATCAACACGGGCGCCGGCACCGGGCTCAAGCCGGGCGACCGCTGGGCGTTGCCACTCTGCAGCGCATGCCATCGATCGCAGCACGCCGTCGGCGAGGTCACATTCTGGCGCGGCCTTGACCTCGACCCGGTCGGCGTTGCGGTCGCGCTGCACGCCAAGTCGGGCGACCTGGCGGCCATGCGAGAGTTGGTCTTCGCAGCGCGGGAGCGCCGAAAATGAGCCCAGACGATCCCATCACACTCGCCGAAGCCTGCCGGCTCTACCCTGGCAGCCGGTTCAAGACCGCAACACTGAAATCGGCCGCCGAGAAGGGCTTGCTTGTGATCTTCCGTCTTGGCCGAAGTCTGCATACGACGAAGGCCTCAATGGATGAGTGGGTGCGTAAATGCCAAGACGCAGGTCGCCGCCGCGGCTCTATCTCGACAGAACCAGGGATCAGTGGATTATCCGAGACGGAACGGGCTTCCATCGCACTGGATGCCCTGGAGCAGATCGAGCAGGAGCTGAAAAGAAGCTCTCCGCCTACCTCGCCAAGAAGCACACGCCGCAACGTGGGAGTGATCCATTGATCGCGGACGTGCTCACCCTCTATGCGCTTGAGGTCGTCCCGCAGAAGCGCTCGGCGCGGAACATCGCCTACAACATTGGCAACCTACGCCGTTGGTGGGGCGTCAGGCGCGTTTCCGATATCACGGCCAACAATTGCCGCGCCTATGCGGCTACAAAATCCGTGCATGCCGCCCGGTCAGACCTTGAGAAACTCGCCAGCGCGCTCCAGTACTGGCAGGCCGAGAAGGGCGGCATTGCGATCCTGCCGAGGGTCATCAAACCGGCCCGGCCCGGCAGCCGCGAGCAATGGCTGACGCGCTCAGAAGCGGCGAGACTGCTTAGCGCGGCGCGACGAGTTCCTCACCTTGCGCGTTTCATCCTGCTGGGCATCTACACCGGCAGCCGATCGGGTGCGATCCGTGAGGCCGAATGGTCATGGGTGAACTTCCACAGCGGGGTAATGCGCCGCCGCGCCCATGGCGAGGCCGACAGCGCGATCAAGCGCCGGCCGCCGGTCAAACTGGGATCTAGAATTTTGGCGCACCTGCGCCGCTGGCGCCGCATTGACGGGCCATCTGGCCGCTACATTGTCCATTACAACGGGCAGCGGATCGCCGATGCTTTCCGCACGAGTTGGCACAAGGCGGTCGCTCGCGCAGGGCTCCCGGATAATGTTACGCCCCACACGCTGCGCCACACCCGTGCCACATGGCTGATGCTCGCGGGCGTCGACCTATGGCAGGCCGCGAAGCACCTCGGGATGACGACGCGGGTGCTTGAGGCCACCTACGGGCATCACCGGCCCGACTTCCAGCGGGACGCCTCAGAAGTATGATATCCGTGCCGAAACTGTGCCAACCATGGAAAAAGACAATATGAAAGAAATACATATAATTGGTGGCGGCCTCGCGGGCGCCGATGACGCCGGACGTAAGTTGTTGAGAAATAAAGACTGCAACGACGGCAATAACAAGAACGTCGCGAGAACCGCTCAATATATCCGTGCCGAAACTGTGCCGCGATGCGCGCCGCGCGACTGACCGCGAAGCTCATCACGCTGATTGTTGCCGGCGGCGTCATGGCGGGAACGCTGGTCATGGCGGCGGCGATATTTGCCGGCCAGCGCGATACGGTTGCGCCGAAGGCTGACCGACTCGTGCCGGGGCCGCGGCCCGTCCGCATGATCCCGCTGGCGCCAGCGCCGCCACCGCCGCCGCCTCAATACGTCGCGCCGCCTCTGATACCGGCCCCGGTCCCACCGCCCGAGCTCGTCCTGCCTGCGCCCGAGCCCGCCGCCAAGCCGCCGCGCCGGGGCGAGCGCGACATCTGCGCGGCACATCACATGCGGAAGGTGTGGGTCAACACCACATTATGGCGATGCAGGCTCTAGGCGCGGCCGTCATCGTGCTGCTCGCCGGCTATCTATTGTGGCACGGGCCGCGCTGCACCGGCCCGACGCAGGCTGACCGCTGTTCGATTGGAGGACGGTGATGCACGAAGTTATCAAATGCGTGTCCTGCGGGCGGTTCATTCCCTATCGCGAGATGCAGGACGGATCGGCGCGTTTCCATTTTCAGCCAGCCAGTCACAAAGGCCCGGAAGTCTCGGAATGGACGTGTTTTCGATGCGTGAGGAGCGGGCGATGAGCGCAGCTCAGATGAGCAACATCG